CATCGCGCCCCCGTCAAGGGTTAGGGCGGTGAGTTACCTCACACTTTCAACCGATTCTCCATTCTGTCCTAGATGTAAAGTCTCTTCCGCACGTGTCGCAGATGTCCTGCCCGTCGTGGTATCTATGCTCACATATTAGGCAATTATTCTGACAGTCGCCTAAGTGTAGGGTCGTGGCCATTATTCTCCCCCATTCTTAAGGTGATGCACTAGTTCGTAGATATTGCAGAGAGTTCCCGCTATAATTAGGGCGGTGATACCGCCTAGAATTGCATAGAGTAGGGTCGTCATTATCGGCTCACCTTCTCGCCTTCGTGGATTCTGCCATAACATTGGCAAGCCATCGTGTCGGGGTGACCGCATCGGACATATACCCCGTCGCGGTACCACGCTTGCACATCATAATCGAATCCATTCTCGGCGGTGTTGGTTGATGTTCTCATTACTTCACCCCGCAAGCGGTGAGGAATGTCTCACGATTGAATCGGTCATTGGTAGTTGCTAGTGCATCGGCTAGTTCTTCCGCCACTAGGCTTAGGCTCACCACATCTTCCCCGCCATTGGTAAAGTCTGCCGATAGTCTTGCAATCACGTCGGCTATGAGTTGGAAATCCTTGCGTGTCATATCTTCTCCCGTTCTTATGTGCTTCGAGGTAGTTCTCTCGGCTACAGGAAGAACATTACAGGGAGGCAGATAAGCGTGTCAATAGATAATGATGTGATGTCGGTCACACTTTCGCAGGGTGTGAATGTAGGGGAATTAGGGCAGGAATTCCATTTAATATGTACGCATTAGGGGAATGATAACGGGGGGGATATGTGGCAGGGTGATAGTCACACGACATCGATTTAAGATACATCAATGTATCGTAATTCATTTATTTATTACTGAAGAGTAGGACATTTATACCCTGCACCTACGGGTAAGGGTAATAGTTGGACACGCACTAGGCTAGGTGTCTAAGTCTATAGGTGAGGTATAGGGTTAGACATTTTGACCCAGGGTTGTATAATCTATGGCCAGTACAATACTGTACTGTCCCATTAAAATTTTCTGTTATATTAGGGGTCATATATACTCTGAACAGCACTTTTGCCCCAGAGGGCAACTATTTATAAAATATATCCCAAACCGATGTTCGGTTTTGGGTACTTGAACGGGTTATCTTATATAGCAAGAACTATTAAAGTTCTAGCGAACTTCGCTTCGCTAGGGCTACGCTTCGTTCGATATAATATATAAATATCGAACCTACTTCGTAGGGAATGCGCCAGAGTTATGCCGTTAATTTATGGCCGTTATTAGTGTTATATTTACCCCTCCCAGAGGGCGACTGGATGGGACGTTATGGGACGCAAAGCAGGTAAGCAAGACCTCTCCAAGGTCGAGGCCCAGGAACGGGTACTACTCCAACTTGAGCAGGGTTTGACCATTACTGCGGCTATGGCCACCGTCAACCGCAACGACACAACTTTTAGACAATGGGTGATGCAGTCCCCTGAGTTCAAGGAACGCTCCGAGAAGGCCCGTCTTGTGGGCAAAGGGGTTAAAGCAGACCTTAAGGACATTAAGGAAATTGCCTTCCCCGACTTCTGTGAGCAGTTCCTAGACTCACCCCTCTTCGAGCACCACCTTGACTGGTATGACATCATCGAAGGCAGAACACCTAGATGGATTCACCCAGCGATGACCTACGAGCCTGGCGCTCTCAACCGTGTACTTATCAACGTACCCCCTGAGCACGCTAAGTCCACAGTCATCACCACCAACTACGTGGTCCACAAGATTGTTACCAACCCAAATGCTAGAGTCATCATCGTCTCTAAGACTCAGGGTATGGCTCGTAAGTTTCTGGGAGCCATCAAGACTAGACTCTCACACCCAGCCTACACAAAGTTACAGGTGGCCTTCGGCCCCAACGGTGGATACAAGGCAGATGCAACCCAATGGTCTGCCGATATGATTTACCTAGGTACTGGTAGAGACTCAGGCGAAAAGGACCCAACGGTCCAAGCCCTAGGATTTGGTTCCCAGATTTACGGTGCCCGTGCCGACTTGATTATCCTAGATGACGTCGTGATGGGTTCTAACGCCCACGAGTGGGAAAAGCAACTTGAGTGGATTCAGAAGGAAGTAATCACCCGTCTTGGTCGTCACGGTAAACTTGTTATCGTAGGCACCCGAATTTCATCAGTAGACCTCTACAAGATGATTCGTGACCCAGGCCAGTGGTCAGGTGGCAAATCCCCCTTTACTTACTTCTCACAGCCAGCAGTGCTAGAATTTGACGAGAAGCCAGAGAACTGGAAAACACTCTGGCCTAAGTCTAATATGCAAGAAAACGAAATTGATGGGGCGGATGAAAATGGACTTTTTCCCAAGTGGGACGGACCTTCTCTCTTTACGAGACGCTCTGAAGTCGCACCGTCAGTATGGGCTATGGTCTACCAGCAAGAAGACGTCCAAGAAGATTCAATCTTCTCACCAACCTGCGTTGCAGGAAGCGTCAACGGAATGCGAAAGCGTGGCCCACTCAAGCCAGGGGTTCCTGGACACCCTAAGCACGCTGAGTCTACGTATACGGTAATCGGACTTGACCCTGCTATGGCAGGTGCCACAGGTGCGGCAGTAGTTACATACAACCGAACCGATGGAAAGATTTATGTTTTAGATGCTGTCAATATGACAGAACCTACTCCTCAGAAAATTCAAGACTTAATTGAAGAGTGGGTCGAGAAATATCGTCCACAAGAACTGCGTATTGAGATTAACGCTCACCAGAAGGCTTACGCCCTGGATGAGAACCTAAGAAACTTTCTAGCCCAGTATGGCTGCCAGTTGAACTCACACTTCACTGGTAAGAACAAATGGGACACATCTTTTGGTGTGGCATCTATGGCAAGCCTTTTTGGTAACACCAGAGATGGACGATTCCAGGATAACAACTTGATTGAACTACCAAGCAATGAAGGCTCTGAGGGCTTGAAGACCTTGGTACAGCAGTTGATTACTTGGAAGCCTGACACTAGAAACCCTACAGATACTGTAATGGCTCTCTGGTTTGCGGTTATCCGCGTAAGAGAGTTAATGCAACAGAGTACAAGAATCGGTCAGTATCAAACAAACCGATGGGCTACACGGGCACAGATGGCTGGTCGTGGCTCAATCAATTTAGATGAAACCTTTGCCTCACAATGGGCAGACCAATACGGTTAGGAAACCAAAATGGCACAAACACCCAAGCCCAAGCCCAAGGTAACTACTAAGGCTACCACTAAGCCAAAGCCTAAACCTGTAAAAATTAACCCTCTTGAAGAAATGATTGCATTAGGAATTAAAAAACTTCCTAAAGAGCAAAAAGACAAAATAGCAAGAATGCTAGGAATTGTTGTAGATAACAGACCAAATAGAATTACTAATCCAGACTATAAAGGTAATCCTAAAGACTTAAACCCAAACTGGAGGCCATCTAAATAATGGGACGCGGACCGTTAAGCCCAGAATCAGCAGCACGTCAAAAGAAACTTATTGCAGAAACACGTGCTAAGAATAATGCTGTTAAAGCAGAAGCAATGAAAGCATTAGCAGAAAAAAAGCAAGCCGCTGCGTTTGCATCAGAACTTGCCAAGCGTGCAAAAACAAAAAGTGCAGGCGCTTCCCGCCCAGCATCAACTAAACCTCGTAAAATTGCAGGCGCAGGTGGCGTTGCTCGCGGTGGCGGTATGCGCGGCGGTATGGGCTTCGGCGGCGGCGCTGGGCTTCGCGGTAACGTAAACAAATAATTTTAATCAAACGTTAGGATAACAATGGCACTATCAATGGAACAGGTTGCAGCGCGAGTACTGTCAATGCGCTACCGCAACAATGAGCGTGATGCTCGCAACCTTGACGTCCTTGCTGTCCGTAAAGGCAAAATCGCTGAGGTCTACCCAGACTTCTTCCCCGACGGCGTAGATGCAAACGTAGTAGCAAACTTTATTGACATCGTTGCTCGTGACCTCTCTGAGGTTATGGCACCACTGCCAGCAGTCAACTGCTCGGCAGCAAATCAAGTTTCAGATAAGGCACGCCAGTTCGCTGACAAGCGTACTCGTATTGCCTCTAACTACTTCAACCACTCAGACCTAGCAGTACATATGTACTCAGGTGCTGACTGGTATCTCACCTACGGTTTCGTCCCATTCATCATTGAATTAGACGAAGAAGCAAAAATGCCACGTATCCGCGTAGAAAATCCAATTGGGGCTTACCCAGAATTTGACCGCTACGGACGTTGCGTTGCATTCGCTAAGCGATATGTAATGACACTAGGCGAATTGGTCTCACAATTTCCTGAGTATGAAAGAGAACTTCTTGGTGGCTACGGCTACAAGCAGGACCTCAACGCTCAGATTGAGATGATTCGCTATTATGACAAAGACCAGTCAATCATTTTTCTTCCAACAAAGGACAACCTAGTCTTATCAAAGGCTGCTAATCCACTTGGTAAGATGATGATTGTTGTTGCACGTAAGCCATCTATTGATGGCGAACTACGTGGACAATTTGATGACGTACTTGGCATCCAGTTACTACGTAACCGCTTTGCGTTGCTTGCTATGGAGGCAGCAGAGAAATCTGTTCAGTCACCAATTGTACTTCCTAACGATGTTCAGGAATTGCAACTCGGTGGAGATGCTGTCATCCGCACAGCAAACCCAGCAGGTGTACGCCGTGTGGAACTAAACATTCCAGCAGGAGCATTCACCGAACAAGAAGTACTTAACCAAGAATTGCGTGTTGGCTCACGCTATCCAGAATCGCGTACTGGAAACATTGATGCCTCTATCGTCACTGGACAAGGCGTACAGGCACTTATGGGTGCATTTGATACCCAAGTTAAGTCTGCTCAAGCAATCTTTGCAGCAGCACTACGCGATGTTATTAGCCTCTGCTTTGAGGCAGATGAAGTAATCTATCCAGAAGAGAAGACCATTCGTGGTGTTGATTCTGGTTCACCTTACGAAATCACATACCGTCCAGGCAAAGACATTAAGGGCGACTACTCAGCCGATGTTCGCTACGGAATGCTCGCTGGTCTTAACCCAGCACAGGGTCTTATTTTTATGCTACAGGCTTTGGGTGGCGGTCTTATCTCCAAGGATATGGCTATGCGTGAACTTCCATTCACAGTTAACGTCACACAAGAACTTGAAAAGATTGAAATTGAACAGATGCGTTCTTCGCTTCTTGGTTCACTAACAGCCTTCTCACAGGCTATTCCACAAATGGCAACTCAGGGACAAGATGCTTCAGAGGTGGTCCGTAAAATTGCTGCGGTTATCAAGGCTCGTCAAAAGGGTGTTGCATTAGAAGATGCTATTGAAGCCACATTCGCTCCGCAGCAACAAGTTCCTCCTGCTGGGGCACCACAAATGGTTGAGCAACCGTCCCCTGCTCCCGAAGGCGTTCCAGCAGGAGGCGCTCCTACCGAACAAGGTGGAGCACCAATAGAAGCACCACAAGCAGCACCAGATATTCAAACAATCCTTTCTAGTCTTTCAGCATCAGGTGCTGCTAACGCAAGAGCAGTAACCAGAGGATAATGAAGGCAGGGGACAATGACAACGATTATAGGATTACAGTACGAAAAAGATTGCGTTATTGTTGCAGACAGTCAAACTACAGATGACAGTGGAAAGATATTTTCACATCCTGACGTAAAGAAGATTGCTGAACGGGGACACTTTTTAATCGCTGGGTCAGGAGAAGTCCTGCCCTGTGATGTAGCACAACATATATGGGAACCTCCAGTTCCTGCTAAACAAGACAAAGAAGACCTTTATCATTTTATGATTGCAAAGGTAATGCCATCTCTCCGCAAGTGTTTATCATCAAATGGTTTTAACTTTGATGAACCGAAATCAGAGCAACGCTTTCAATTCTTGATTGCAGTCTGCGGAGAAATCTTTGATATTGATGATGACCTATCTGTCAGCCGTAATGCCGATGGAGTCTACGCAACAGGCTCTGGCGCAGCGTATGCAATAGGTGCAATCCACGCGGGAGCAGATGCTTACGAAGCGATGGAGATAGCGGCTAAGGTGTCAGCATTTACTGCTGCTCCGTATTACTCAAAAGTACAATTTAAGCACACTAAGTAGGGAGAAATAAATGGCAGAAAATAGAGGCGGAATGCGTCCAACAGCACCGCAGAATAATCCTGCTAACATCTCAGCAACTGGTGGCAATGGACAATCTGGTACACAACCAGCACGCTACATCTCAGGTATGGCTTACGGAGAGGGTCAGGCAACTATGCAACAGCAGCAGTCTGCACCTATGGCAGGTACAACACGTCGCGGTGCTGCTAAAGAAATGCCTATGGATATTCCTGGTATGCCAGCAATTACACCTCTTACAGCCCCTACAGAGCGTCCAGATGAACCAATTACAAGTGGTGTTGACTTTGGCCCTGGTGCAGGTTCTGAAGCACTTAACCTACCTCGTGAGCGTTCTCTTTCAGAGATTCTTGCATCAATGATTGATATGGACCCAACTGGAGAAGTTCAGGAACTATACGATTTTGTTGCATCACGAGGTCTTTAATGATTAAAAAACCATTAAATAAAATTGCAGAGTTATCTCCTGGTTTAGCAACCGCTTCAGCACAGGCAAATTTGTCAGCACAAGAAAAAGCAAATATGGCTGCTTTTGCCGAGTTAAGAAAGACTCACGACTACTTAACAACTTTGCCACAGAATGAGGCTTATCGTTCTTTTAATGCTCTTCCAGG